CTCTCTCGTCAGTGTGCCCACTTAGGTTTCTACATCTTTTTTCCTTTTTGGGTCGTATAATCCTTACTTTCCAAGTTCTAACTCTATTTTTCCCTGAAATAGTTGTTTTGTTGGGTGCGCTTCTGATTCTTCCGAGATTCGATGCTTGATAAAGTGTTTCGTATCCCGGAATATCTTTCCAAAGTTCCTCCATCTATTCCTTTCTCGCCTTTTGTTCCGGTAGCGTAACCGTTAGTTAAAAGGGAGATCAGAACTGTCGTCAATCACAGAGAAGTCGTCCGTGTTGCCCTGCGAGTAGTTTTGCGGCGCATCCTGCGCCCGATCAGAGGGCTTGCTGTCAGACTTGCCACCGCAGAAGTCAACCTTGTTCGCCATGATTTCCGTTGCGGTGCGGTTGTTTCCCTGCTTGTCGGTATACTTCCGGGTCTGGATGCTACCAGTCACCAGAATCAGGCTGCCCTTCTGGAACCACTTGGAAACGAACAGTGCCGTATTACCAAATGCGGTGCAGTTGAAGAAGTCGGTTTCCTTCTGACCGCCGCTCTGACGGTCACAAGCAATGCTGAACGTACAAACATCCTTGCCGGACTTCGTGACCTTAGCTTCGGGCGTGTGAACCAGACGCCCCTGAATTGCGATAGAGTTGAGCATTATTTAGCCCTCCTTCGGCTGTTTCTGAGCACAGTCCCAACACAGGACGCGCCCAAAGCGTTTCTTTGTGCTTCTTGCGGTTTCCAGCGGCGATACGGTGCGGTTGTTGTACTGAATAGGCTGCAACTGCTTTCCGCAGCAAGCGCATGGGGGGATGGTTTCCGCTTCCGTTTGCTTCTGCGCAGGCTTGTTTGCCCTGCTTGTGGTCTGCTTCTGGTACTCGTCCGTGTCAGCGTCCTTTGTATCATCAATGCAGAACAGACCGTTCAAAGCGTACTTTCTGGCGTAGCTACTAGACGTTCCGGTCACCTGCGCCGCATCCATCTTGGTTTTTTGCTCCGGTTCTCTTGCGTAAGCAGTAACCGTTACGCATCCACCATCCAGAGCTTCCACCTTTGCGGTCGCTTCGATGTAATGCCACCCTTCAAACACTTTAGGCTCGTCTGAAAGGGTAAGAAGCAAACCGTGTTCTTTCAAAATTGGCTTAACTGCTTCCAAAATGTCCTCACAAGAGCGATACTTGTAACCGCCAAATGTGTTCATCTGCCCCTTCGGGGCTTTCAGCTCTGACTGAACAGCCATCAGAGCTTCATGGATTTTGCTGTTGTCCATCAGTTGTTCTCCTTCCTTGCTTCTTTTCTTGCTTTACGGCAAGCCGGGCAACGCTTGGGCAGTGCCATGTTATGTGATTCAAAGAAAATGCGCTCTGCACGAGAAATCTCGAATGCTTTGCCGCAATCACGGCACATTTTCTCGATGCTTGTGTTCTCATCCCACGAAGCCCTTCTTGCAGCATCTTCAACAGCAAACGCTTCGTTAAGGCTGTCACGGAAGCTCCTAACAAGCGTATGCTGCGGTGCGTGACCGTTCTTGCGAAGCGTTTCCTCCAAGTTGTTCCTTTTGCAGTTTGCACAAAGAGTTTCGGTGCTGTTCGGGAACACTGAAAAAGGCTTATTGCACTTTTCGCAGTGCTTAATTTCTTTCTTGTATTTGCCCATTTTTCTTTCCTTTCTTCGGCTTCATTAGGCATCATTGTTCTTGCTTCGGCTTAACTCGGCTGTATAAAATCAAACAGCCATCAGTTCTGCCAACTGTGCGCGGAGGTCTTTCAACTCCGCTTCCCTGTCGTCAATTTCGGACTGCAAGTCCTCAATCTCAGCCATCCGGTCAGCTTCTTTGGCTTCTGCCATCTGTTCGTTGGTCATAAAGTACATGCCGTCCTCCGGTTCGGTCACACCGCCGAATCTGTCAAGGTTAATCATCTTTTGGCCTCCCTCTCTTACGTTCCTCTTTGATTTGCAACGCACTGTGCCACTGGTCTTTATCGATTTCAATGGTAGACCACCGGTGGTTACAGGTAAGGCACTTTTTGCGGCGAACAACACTGTCATTGTCAGGTCGGCTGTCAACCGTTGTAATGTTGTCACTGCCGCACATCGGGCATTTCATCGTACATTCCTCCACTCGTTGGTGTGGTGGGCAACCCGTTTGATTTTGCGGCATTCTTGCTCGCTGCGTTCGTCTTCCTCAGCGCTGACTGCCAACGCACACAGCAAGATAGCCGTTGCGAGAAGCCCGCAGGACACGATCACCCAGCCAAGCATCTGCGCTGTGGTCTGACATCCTTGAATCGCATCACCACAGCCGACTGCTGCAATTGCCGCGACCAGACCAAGCATGGAAAGCGCCATTCCTTTCAAAGTTTTCATTGGTTCTCCTTAGTTCAAAATGATGTCAAACATAAACGGTTTGCTTTCGTTTATCACGATTGTTGCGTTCAGAACCTGCGCTATCTTTGCAAGTGTTTCAGTTTTAACACCAGTCTTGTACGGTTCTTTGTTCGGACTAGTGATGTTGTAAACTGTTTGCTCGGACAACCCGCTCCTGTGAATAAGCTCAAGAGCGCTCATGTTTTGCTTTTTAAGCGCTGCTTTCAGTGTCATCTATTCTCTCCTTAACTTTTCACTGAATGCCCGAAAATCCAGATGGTTGCCATCAGAGCGCCAATGCCAATGATTGCACGCGTTGCGTTTACGCCAACCAGAAGGTCAATCCGGTGAATCAACCAGAAGTTCAGCAGAAACGCTGCGAGAACCAGTGCTAAGAAGATTCCCCAGATCAGGACGATTTCTACCAGTGCTTTCATCTTTGTCCTTTCTATTATGTATGTGTTCCAGTCGGTCTTTCTCCCGGCTGTGCCAGCGGATTTCCCGCTTTCCGTAATACTTACCGTTCATAGGTCAGCTCCCCTGTTGCAAGCATCTGCGATACCTCGCCGTAATGTTTACCCAGCTTGTCCGCAAGGGCTTGAACTTCTCCTATGGATGGAAAAGTATTTTCCGGCGTCTTCTTTTCTTGCTGTTTGATTTTGTATGCTGCCTTCGCGTTCAGGTTCGCCTTTGCGTTGTAGGCTTTCTTAGCGCATCCATTGTGGTACTTCTGCGATGCTACTTTTTTCAGCATCGGCTTTCCGCAGTATGCGCAGAACACTTTCTTTGGCTTGAATATAACGCCAGCCCTTTCATGTTCTTTATGGCGCTCCTTGTCGACCTTGCGCTTGCATTCGGAGCAGTACTTTCTTGTCGGTCTGACCACGCCAAGATACAGGCCGCAGCGCTCACAGTACTTTTCTTCCACGCTGCATCTCCTCTTTCAGTCTGGCTTCTCTGTTATGCCGTTCAAAGCACTGGTTGATGGATTTCTCCATCCACAGCACCTTGTTGGCATCGTTTCTGGACACGCCAGCAGCCATTGCAAGCTTTAGTCTGCGCTTGTGGCTTTGTGCTTTACGAAATCTCACCACCAACACTCACCAGCCTTATCTGTGATGAACTTTGGGACTTCCTTGCCTGTAGCAACGCACAGCGCAACTAGCTTTTCGACCCAGATGTCAAACAGGCTTTCTTTTGGTATATAGCACTGGCCAAAACAAGGCTCCTTAAAATCTGTCCAGATCGTCAGGCCGACAGCGCCATCCGTGACCGTCCATATCATACTGTAGCCTTCATTGCACAGGTTGTACAAAATGTCTCGTGCTCTGCTTTTGGCTTCGTTGATTTCAAAGGCATCCCAGCACTTTTTGCTTTCCTCGTAGGCCTTTGTCGCTTCGTCAATAGCGTGGTGCGCTTCGTCCGGGTACTCAAGGTCTACCTTTAAGGTAATAATCTGTTCCATGTTCAGCCCTCCACTCTCTTATTCTTCTCCGTCTTTAAGAAGAGATTAACGAAATAGACCTGACCGATACCCGTCACCTTCGGGGTCTTATTAATGGAAGTGTGCCCATCGGAATGTGCAATGGACGTTTCCTTGATTTCAAACAAGTGAAGCTCCATAGACTTCTGGGTCGGCATATTGTAGTCTGTCCGCTTCCTGTCTTTAATCAAGTACCCGTTCTCACGCAGCCATGCGAATAAGCGGTTCTGACCGATGTTGATGCCATTTTGCGAAAGCAACTTTGCAAGCTCACCAACAAGAATGCTCTGGCTGCTTGCGCTCACCGCGTCAGCAAAAACGCCCTTCGGCGTAAGTTCTGCAATCTGCTTGTCTTTCTCTTCCAGCTCCTCATGCGCTGCGATCAGTGCAGTTGCGAGGAGTTGCGAGCGAGTGAGCTTCGGCTGTTCGGTCAGCTTCTTCTCCATCTCGTTGAACGCTGCAATGTACTTGAGCTTCCACTCAAGAGCAGCCTTGCCGGTAAAGCCCATCGCCAGCAGTGTAAAGCCGTCACGGTTCATCAGATACATGGGGTAGCTCTGGCCGTTCTGCTCATGGACGTACTCGGTCTTGTAGAACATGGGGGTGTCCCCATTTTTGGGGAGACCCCTCATAATGTCTTCGATGTCACGCATCACATGGTCATGACGCTTCTCGAAGCTCTCTGCAATCTGACGGCTGGAAACCACAGGCTCGCCATTTTGCATGGATAAAATAATGTCGTTCATTTTTAATCCTTTCTTATGACTTACTGCTTGTCCCTCACAAGCAAAGCGTCTACCGACACACGGAAGTAATCAGCGACTTTCACAAGCTGTCGAATGCTCGGCCCATTTGCGGAGCGTTCCCACTTGCCCAGTGCGCCGTTGCTTAAACCAGCGGCTACTTCCAAGTCAGTACGAGACAGACCATGTAACTTGCGAAACTCGTCGATTTTAGAAAGATTCACTAGCCATTCTCCTTTCTGGGCTTGCATTTTACTAGAAAATATGCTACTATGTAGTTGCGAAGTACAAAGTGAACATTTTCTAGCGACTTCCTGATAGATTTGTCAGGGGTCTTGGTTTTTGTTTGCCCTATGCTTCATATTATACTAGCCAAGTGGCTATTTTTCAATAGTCAATTTTCAATTCTGTAAACATTTGGCTATTTGCACAAAAAGAGAGGTCTTTTTCTATGCGCAATGTGGAGCGAGCCAAGAAAATCGCTGCCGACAAAGGTGTGAATATATCCTTTGTGTGCAGAGAAATCGGGAAAAGCAGAGGTTATATCTCTCAAATGCTGACTACCGACAGAGATTTTCCAGATGAAATGCTTTCGCCAGTAGCCAACGCGCTAGGCGTTACGGTTGAAGAACTGACTGGAAGTCAAAAAGAAAATCCGCCCAAGCAGCCGCAAAGCGAAGTTGACGCGGATATCAAATGGATTGAGCAGAAGCTAGTAGAGATGCCGAAAGAAAAGCGTGAAGCTTTGATGAAGCTTATCAGAACTATGTGAGGTGACGGCGTGGGCAAAAAGAAATTTAGCAAAGAAGAACTGCTGAACGACAAAAGCTCTCACATGGGTGATAGGTTTTCATTTGCCTTCGGTGCGCTTTTCTTGGTTGCTTCATTTATTTTCCTTATATATTCGTCAACTGCCTTTTTAATCGTTGCAGCCATCGGAGTTGTGATGTTGATAAAAGGCAAACGCGGATACGATATGTTTCTTGAAAGAGAAAAGCTCAAAACAAAAATGTACGAAACACCTGTGTCCGCAAAGATTGTAGGCTCTGGTGAAAGCAAGAAGGCCGGAAGCGCCGCACTCCGTTCCGCTGTTGGCGGTTCAATTGCCGGATTGCCCGGTGCTGTTTACGGTGCAGCATCCGCAAAATCTAAAACCACCGTCACGTTTTATGTGACGTATGAAGATGGGCATCACGGAAGCGAAACTGTAAATTCCGATTCTAGCCGGTTCTTAAAACTGATGAAGGTCTGTAAGGATTGACCCGGTACAAATAAAACCCCTTGCGCCGGGCTTTTGGTAGCCTTATGCGCAAGGGGTTTTGTCATGCATTGGTTATTGCTTCTTTTGCCGCCGGAATCTTTTCAGGGTGTTCCAGCAGCCATGCAATAAATCGGTCAATCTTGGCTCTTTCCTGTTCACTCATTGTGGCATATCCTCCCGATCGGTAAGTTCAGATGTTCATTTGATACGATTATACATCTTCTAGTTGTCAAGTCAATGTCTTTTGAACAACTTTGTAAAAATCGAATGTTTTCTTCACATCCATTACTTCACATCGGGGAAGCCACGAGTGTTTAAGTCAAAAGGGACAACGCCTATCCATCTTTCCTCCAATCACAGCTCTACGAGCTGTCCGTCAATGCGTTCGATGCTATCTGCCGGGTCTCGTCCGTCGTCTAAGGCGGCTATGGCGCGTTCCAGGATGCCTTTTGCTTCAAGGTAAGCATCTTTATCAGCTTCGTACCCAGAAAGGCTCAAGACAAGCTCTAGCGTCCGTCTGCGAGCGTATGGAATAATCAGAGCATCCACGGTTCGGTTCATTAGCTTTCCTCCCACGGTTCAGGTGTGTGCGGCTTCCCATCGGGAACACTGGCAGGCATTCCGTCGATAATCGGCATACGTTCATGGTTCCAGATTACAGTTTCTTTCATTTTTGTTCCACTCCTCTTTGGAATTTTTTGACAATACAGTTATATCACATCTCGCTGTTTCAATGAAATAGCGACTTTTTTCAATTATTGTTTCACATTTTGAACAATATATCAGTTAAATTCCTTTGCATTTGTATCATTTTGTCGAAAGAGGGGTATTTATGGATGATTATAGGATACGAGTGGCAAAAGCGTTAGAGATGGCAAGAGCGGAATCCGGGCTTAGCCAACAGAAGCTTGCGGATAAAATGGGTGTAGGTCGGACATCCATTTTTCGTTACGAGCAAGGGACAATGACCCCAGATGCTCCTACTATCATAAAGTGGTTTGTGTGCTGCGGTGTTGCGGCCAAACCGTACATAGACACCTGTTTGCATCCTGGATTATTGGAAAGTCTGGCTGGCGATGCCAGCACCGAGAGAAAGAGAGATACGCTGATAGAACATATCAAAGAAGCCCATCCACAGGAAATTGATCTGCTGTGCTATCTGATCTATGGTAATCACGGCTCAGATTACCTTGCCGTTCTGTGCGAAATGGTAGCCAACCTACACACGACTTTGCGTGATCGTGTGTCCGTCTGTCGCACCGTCACAGGTCATTATGAAATGGCACAGGCCACCAAAACTGACCCAGACCCAGACGGAACACAACCCAATATGCAGATTTTATATCAGGCACAGGACTGTGGGGAAGCTTCAGCCATGAAACGAAACGATTCTTATACCATCAACGAAGAAAACATTTTGCGCTGATTGTCGAATTATCGCAGTTTTTAAAGAACATTTTGTCCACGTTCATCCACTTTTTGTACACCTATCTGGCAAATTTGCCTTGTCAATCCGTCCCCCATAGTCTGTAAATCGACAGCATTCGCGCGGAATAAATAACGAGTTATCGTTAATCTGCTGCTTGTGCTTGAATAGTTTGTCAATCTGTCCCCCATTGTGCAGATTAGGTATACCTTTCCATCCACTTTTTGTACACCTATCCACAATCCGTCCACGTTTAATGTGGCTAACGATGTGTGTCTTTTCTCAGGCTATGGTCTTATTTAGCAAATGCAGAGTTCAGTTATCCACAAACCGGAATGGAAAAATAAAGAAATTGTTGAAAATTATCGTCATCGACTATTTAACGATGATATTTAACCTCTTGTTTATTTCTTGTTTAATATATAATAAGTAGACGGGGGACGAAATGACAAAGCATGGGGGACGTTTTGACAAGTCACGGGGGACAAAATGACAAGGACATGGGGGACAAAAAGACAAGTCATGGGGGACGAAAACAGTTGACACGTCCCCCTACTTGTGATATACTGTTTTCAGACCATTAAAGGAAGTGAGCAGATGCCAAAAATATCAGACAACAACCTTGTCGAGAAAAGCAAATCCCTTGTTTGGGCGAAGTTCAGGGACTACACCGCAGGAGAACTTCGGTTGTTGGAGGTTTACCTATCAAGAATAAATCCGAGAGACCCAAGTAGTAGCCGTGTAGAGTTCACTTTGGCGGAATACAGGGAGCTTCTTGGACTGAAAAGCCTTGATGCAAGAAGGGTTGAGCCGCAGATTAAGCACTTTTTAGGCAATACGGTTTCGATTCCTATTGACAAGGAGAAAGGAACATTTGAAAGTTTTGTCCTATTCACGAGGGCAAAACTGGACTATGTACCAGAAACAAGGTCTTATGTTGTAGCAATCACCTGCAACCCTGACCTGCGCTCTATCTTTTTTGACATCGCCGAAAGCGGATATGTTCGGTATCGGCTACGTTACACGTCACGAATGAAGTCACAATACAGCATCTTGCTTTACTCGATTCTTCGGGACTGGTTGAATATGGACAACAAACCTCATGAAATCAATCTGAAGAAGTTGAGAGAGCAGCTTGGTGCGATGGAAGCCAGCTACGATGTTTACAAGAACCTTCGTAAGCGAGTGCTTGACGTTGCGGTGGATGAGATCAATGCCGTGTCTGACATTGTTGTGACTTACGAGCCAGTCCTTGTGGCGCGAAAAGCTGTGGCAGTCAAGTTTAAGCCCAAAATTAAAGCGTCTGAGACGTTGATTGAAGCACAGGCAAGTGAAGTGCTGGCCGAACCTCAAAAAGCCGTGAGAAAGCCCCGCAGAAGCGGATACGATGATTTTGACTGGTCTGTGTGTGACGAACTGGAAAAGCAGGACTGCATTGACGTGGCGAAGGTAGTTGAGAAGTGGATGAAGAAAGAGCATCCTGAAATCAAGCTGCCAAGACGCAGAGAAGCGGTTTACGAGACGGTAAAGGCTGCGTATAATGACATTTTGTCTTTGGATAGGTCTCCGTTCCCGGACAGACCCGTTGGCTATCTGATTAGAAGCGTGGACAAGGCAGGTATCGTAGACAGGTATATGCCAGCATTCTATTCCATTGAAGCGTTGCAAAAGTAGCCAGAATGAGCAGATGATGCAGAAAGGAGCGAGAATGGGTTGGATTAGCGTAAAAGATAAGATGCCAGACAAGTACGTTCAGATTATCATTTATGATAAAGTGATGGGCGTTACTTTCGGTTATTATGGTGATTTCAAAGGCGAAAAATGGTATACAGATGATGTGTTGACGGATGCGTTCTATGGAAACAATAGTGAAACGCAACTGATTGATGATAATGTGTTATATCATGTAACCCATTGGATGCCACTTCCTGATGAACCCGAAGAATAAAGAAAGAGTGATAAAATGGCAAAAATCATAGCTGTCGCCAACCAGAAAGGCGGCACAGGAAAGACTACCACAAGCACCTGTTTGGCTGGTGCAGTGCAGTTGCTTGGCAAGAAAGTCCTGCTGGTGGACTGCGATGCCCAGTGCAACGCAACGGACACCTACGGCGCACAGACAGAGGACGTATGCACCCTGTTTGATGTGATGACCCGGCAAGGCACGGTCGAGGAAGGAATCCAGCACTGTGAAGCTGGTGACATTCTGCCGTCTGACAGTGCATTGAAGGACATTGACGAGCAGCTTGTCCGGGACATGGGGAAGAACTTCCGGCTACGAGAAGCTCTTGAAAGCGTATCTGGTCAGTATGATTACATTGTGCTGGACACTCCCCCGCAGCTTGGTCTTGCGCTTGTGAACGCGCTGATCGCCGCCAACAGCATCATCGTGCCCATCACAGCAGACCGATACGCACTGGCTGGTTTGAGCCAGCTTTCGCAGACTATCGGCGATGTCCGCAGATACTTCAATCCGACTTTGAAGATTGAAGGTCTGCTTCTGAACCAGTACAAGAGCCGTGAGAACCTGTCAAAAGAGGTTGTTGAGCAGCTTCCTGTGATTGCACAGAGCATGGGAACAACCCTTCTGGACGTGAAGATTAGACCGTCTATGGGCGTTCGTAAGGCTCAAGCAGAGCGGCACAGCCTATTTAGCGGTGACACGGCAAAGAGTACCAGCGCAGAGGATTTCAAGGCGTTGGCGCAGTATCTTGTTGGAGGTGAAGGCTGATGAAATCAACCAGCAAAAAATCATCCGGCTTGTTGGGCGGGTTTGACTTCCAGCCTATTTTTTCGGAACAGACATTAAGCCGAAGTGAGCTAAAGGAAGAAGAAGTAAGCCAAGCAAAGCCGAACGAAGCCGAACAAGCATTGATTAAGCCCAGTGAAGCCACAGACAGCCGTATACAGCCTAATGAAGTACAGTTAAGCAGTATTAAGCCAAAGCAAGCCAAAGACAGCGAAACACAGCCGAACAATGCCGTAGTAAGCGAAAGTAAGCCAAAGAAGCTGAAACAGGCAAAAGAAGTTCAACGTCTTATCGAACAAGGCAATGCTCCCGGCGCACTAGCCGAAGCTGGCTTGACAAAGAAAAAAATCCCGATGCCGGAATCGCATCAGGGCGTTGCAAGCGGTGATGGCAAGCGTTCAAAGCGCATTACCATTCTTATGAGCGAGGAAGAGCGCAAGTACATCAATCGTGAAGCCAGACGGCACGGAATGACGATTGGACAGTTTGTGTACGCTCTGGCTGTCGCAGCGGCAGAGGGAAAGATTGAATTGGAGGATTTCTTGGAGGATTGAGGTAAGAATAAAAAAACACGCACTTTCTAACGAATTGACGTTGAAATGCGTGTAGTTTTCGTGCTATTGACAAAACGCCTAGGCGTGTGCTATACTATGTCTAGGCGTTAATAGTGAGGTGATTATATGACGCCGAGAACGGGTCGCCCAATCGTTGGTAGTGAACCTAAAAATAAGCAAATCGCTTTGAGAGCGACTGAAAGCATGGTCAAAAAGTTTCAGAAATGCGCTGAAATGACAGGAAAAACCAAAACGGATTTGCTTGAAGATATGATAAACGACCTTTACGAAAGGCTGACTAAATAAGAAATCCCCAAACGCTACTCTATCTTGCCGGACGGATAGCGAAAGGGGATTATTCCACAAACTCACAAGAGTTGTAAATCTATTATACTACTCCTCTTTGGGTTTTACAAACAATTTTAAGGAGTAGTTATGTCTGATTACAACAACCGTATCAGTAAAGAGGAAATGATTGGCAAGTTTGCTTTGAACAGCAAGAACGGCTTGACGCAAGACGATGTTGAACTTGCTGGAATGCTTGCAGATTTCCACAACAAAGCCTATGATGGTGGGTACCGTGTGGGTCAGGAAGAAGCAAGAAAGGAACTGGTTCAGATTCCGCAGGACGCACCTGTTCAGCAAGAGCAGGAAATCGTGGGCGTGTCGTTCTACGACTGCAACGGTCAGAAGATGGTATCGAGCCGTGACGTTGCCAAAAATTTTGATAAAGAACACAAAAATGTTCTTGTTGCCATTAGAGATATTTTAGTGGCTGATTTTTCAGCCACTAACTTTTTCATCGAATCTTCGTTTGAATATCGTGGGCAACAGTTTCCAATGTATTATATGACCCGTGACGGGTTCTCGCTTCTCGCTATGGGCTTTACTGGTTCTAAGGCAATGGAATGGAAGTTGAAGTACATCCAAGCGTTCAATGCTATGGAACGCAAGCTGACCATGCCGGAATCCGATGATATGATTTTGAGCCGTGCGGTTCTGATTGCCAATAAAAAGGTTGAGCAGTTGCAAAGCACGAACATTCAGCTTGTGCAGGAAAACGCCAAGTTGAAGCCAGCGTCCGATTATGCACACGCTGTTCTTATGTCGGATGAAAAGCTGACCGTGAAGCAGATTGCTCAAAACTATGGAATGACAAGCCAAAAGTTCAATTCCATTCTGGAAGAAATGGGAATCCAATACAAAGTCAACAAGCAGTGGATTCTCTATCGGAAGTATCAGGGCAAGCGCTATGTTGTGGGTGTTCCGTTTGATATCGGAAATGGAAAGACCAAAGAGCGGACATATTGGACACGCAAAGGACAGGCATTCCTTTACAAGAAGCTGAAAGAAGCAGGGCATGAGCCTGTCAACGAGCAGTTGAACCTTATTGCGGTTGGAGAGTGATTTTATGGATATGCTGTCGCTTGACGTTGATATCATTAAATCAATGTCCGAAGAAGTTACTGGTCAAAAGCTACCAGAAGAAACATCCAAAATGATTGGTAGCCTTAATGATGCAGGGTTGTTTTTAATTCAATATGGATTTGTTTTAGGGCGGTCTGATTGTTTGAAGAAGATTAACATTCAAAATCAGAAGTTGATGTTGGACATTGTAAGCGCGTACATGGATTTGGTTAGCTTAGAAAAAGATATTGGAGAAGCTGACTTTGAGGAAAAATATAACGAAGTTTGCAAAAAGAATGGGAAAATAGAAAGTTTTTCTATCATTGCAGCACGTTTAATGTTTGAAAACATAAGAGAAACATCTAAAAACGAATTTTATTACCAAAAACTTTTCAAAGAAAAATGTGAATCTTTAGGCTATGGGAAGCCAACAACTAGAAAAAGCAACTTGAAAGATATTCCAGACGCATGGGTTGAACGGAATGGTGAAAAGATTCCGGTCGAGGTTAAATTGAGGGACTTTAACGAATCTGCCCTAGACCAACTTTTGAGGTATATTTCTAGTTATAAGGCAAAACGAGGAATTGCAGTTGGAGAAAAGTTAACCGTAGAACTTCCAGCGAACATAGAATTTGTATCATTAGACCAATTAAGAGCATAAAAAATTGGGATGGGGTGTCAAATGCGTACCCCATCCCTTTTATTTTACTTATCAGCAATGCAATCCCAGTAGAGATATGCCTTGCCATCTGCGGCATCCGCGTCCTCAAGGAACGCCTTTGCCATGTCAGCGTAGAAGCCCGGAGTGTCAACGGACTGGCGCTTTGCGACCTGACAATAATCCGAATACATCATGTTCATAACAGCCCAGAAATCGTTCGGGTCACAGGTGATATTGCGCTGTTTGGCAACGTCCTGCGTCTGCTCCAGCGTCCAGTGACAGCCTTTCGTACCGTCAGCGTTCACCATGCTGTCGCACCATTCCTCCGCTTCATCGTGGGTGAGGTGCTGGCGTGGCATCTTGATCGAGCGGCTGTCTGCACCGCCACGTTCGTACTGTCCAGACCGCTTGTCCCAGTCGCCGTTCTGCGAGAAGCCGATTTGCGGCATTCTGCGCCCATACTCTACGTCAGGGTATCGGGGGGTAGGGTAGGGGTCGATGTATCGGTTTTCCTCCTGCGGATAGTAGGGATAGCGGTCGTTGCCGCCTTCCAGCTTGCGCAGACGGCGTTCCATCTCACGCTCCCTGCGGTCACGCTCTTCCTCAAGGCGGTCACGTTCCGGCTCACGGTCTTTGTCGTGTTCACGGAGCATCATCATGCGGCGAAAATTAGTCTTGCCCATAATCTACACCTCCTTAAGAAATGGACGCGGGCGCGCCAGCGTGGGAGCGGCAGAAGCAGCCAAGATACTTGAACGTGCCGGTGCCGGTCGCAGACGTTGCAACGCGGGTAGCATAGCGGGTGCGAGTGTGGATGCTCTCAGCGGTTGCCTGAGCGCAGTTGCAGTCGGTCAGAGGGTATGCGGTCGTTCCTGCACCGATTGTGATGACCACAGGGGCGTTGATGGTGGTCGTGTCCGGTATGCTCTGAGCAACTACGATGCAATACTTCTCTCCGTTCTGGTATGCGCCAGCAGGGATGTTGATGGTCAGCGTGTCATTGGCGAACGTAACGGACTGGCTCAGGACCAGATGCGGGCAGAGTTTGCAGCTTGTTTTGCAAGCCATAATGTTTTCCTCCTAAAAAATCAGGGGCAGAGGTGTCTTACCCCTGCCCCGATGGTTCACCCGGTGTTATCGGGGAGTGTGTTGGTTAGCAGCAGCCGCAGCAGTTCACGCCCACGTTGGGGTTTGCCACCTGATAAGCGGGAATCGGACGAGGATTGACCCGGTTCAGGATGGTATCAGTCTGCTGGGACATCACGGTGGTCAGAAGCGCATTCTGACGATCCTGAGAAGCCGCGAACTTGAGGTTCTGGTTCTCAGCGGTCAGAGTGGCAATCTTATCCTGCGTGAAGTAGTCCATCATGCTGCGGAAGTTGGCGTTGCAGTTGTCCACGATGGCGCGGGCGTTATCTGCGATAGCCTGACGGGTAGCACAGTCCTCCGTTGCGATAGTATACTTCAGGTCGCCGATCAGCTGCTTGTTCTCGCAGCAGCAAGATGCCAGCTGCGTGGCAAGTGCGGTTTGACCAGCCTGCCGAGCGTTGCCCTCCTGCATGATGGCAAGGCTGATGGTGTTGTCGCCGTTGGACACGCTGCGTTCCAGACCGTTCACCAGCTGTGCGTTCTGGTAGCCAAGCTGACAAATGGCACTGTTCACGCCTGCAAAGCCGTTCGCAATGTTGGTGTTGACGCCGTTCATCTGTGCCAACTGGTCATACCCCAGAGAGCAGATGCCGCTCTGGATGCCCGCCAGAGAACGGGATGTATCCTGCTGATAGAAACCCTCAGACAAAGCCGCGCGGGTGTCGTTACCACCCTGCCCGGTTGCGCCAGTGCCGACCAGATAGGGGATGTAGGCGTTCATGCCGTTGTCGCCGCCGTTCCGGCCATAGCCGTTTGTGCCCCAGCCGAAGATGATGGCGAGGATGATAACCGCCCACAGACCCTCGTTGCCGAAGAATCCGCTGTTGTTATTGCCGCCGTCCTGCCCAGCCAGATAGCCAGTTGCAAAATCGTCCATAACAAAACTCCTTTCAGTTTTGCGTTATGCTATCCCATCGCCGTATGCGATGGGCGAAGCCAAACAAAAGCGGTTTTTGTCAAGTCCGCAAAACTGAGAAGCGTTTCGCTTAGAGGGATGCGTTATCGGGGCAGCGTCAGATTCAGGGCGCTTGCCAGCTGGTTCAGGTCGATACCACGCTCTTTGGCGAGGTTCTGCGCCATCGTTCGGAGCTGTGCTTCGTTTTTGCCCTGAATCAGGTTCAGTCCCTGCATGATGGGTGCGCTCTGCCCACCCAGCTGCTGGATAAGACCCATCGGGTTCTGTCCGGCGCGAGCCAGATTTGCAAGCTGCATGATAGGACTGTGAGTAATCATGTCAAACGGAGAGGGCATCGTTTATTCTCCTTTCTTCGCTGCAGCAGTGGGCTTAGAAAAGCTCTTCTGCCACTTTTCCAGTTCATCCAGCCGGTGGACGAGGGTGTTGTACTGCTCAATAGGAACATACTGCTGTGTCGGTGCAGCGGTCTGCTGTGCCTGTTGTGCTTGCATCTGCCGCCATGCTTCCGGGCTGTAAAACTCCTGCACATAGGATTCGCAGGTGTCAGGGTTAAGCCGCTTGCAGTAGATCACACCGCTGCGCAAGTCTGGGCAGTAGGTCGGTCTGCCGTACAGGTCGGACGGTATCGCCAGAAACTCTTCTCTGCTAGACACAGGTCTGCCAAGTAACCAACCGCCATCTTGTGCCGACTGCTGAACAGGCTGTTGCCCATTCATCGGCTGCGGACGCTGCGGTTGTGCCTGTTGCATCTGCGTGTTGGGCATGGGAGTGGCAAGGCCTACCGTGCCCATGCCGCCGTAAGGATTGACAGGCTGCTGCGGAACGTAGGGTGTTCCGGGTGTTGGATAATAGCTCACAAAACATCCCTCCTTGTGCATCCAGTGTACCGCATCGGCAGAAAACGAGAGACAACGAACGCACAACGAAGGACAAAAAAGAAAAGCGCCCACACGGAAAAATCCGCATGAGCGCTTAACTATTAAAGGTGCACACTTTGAAGTGCAATACTAAAATATCACGTTTAGGCTTGCAAGGCAAGGGTTTCGACAAAACTAGTGCAAATAAAACAAAATCCCCCACTTTGCCTACAAAGCACCCCGCGTGGAATGCAGGGCTTCGGCAAAGCAGGGGATTTTTACTCAAAAATTTTTGTAATGCCTTTCAGTCGGTAGCCTACCGCCGTCCGGCTGTAATGCGTCTGTGCTGCAATGTCCGGCAGCGGGAGCCGCTCAACGTACCGCAGTAAGGCTATCTTACGGTCTACCCTCCCAAGCGGTGCGCTTTTAATCGCGGCAATCATCCTCTGCCGGTCAAGCCCTTGCAGCGCAGCGGGCAGCACCACACGAGCCGCCGCCACAGGCAGCACCGAGCCAGAAAGGCTGCGGCAGCTGTCCGGCGTTGCGCATCATACTGCCAATGCTGGCAAACTGGTGACGTTTTGTCACCAGTTTCGTGATGTCACGAAATTGTTCTTGTGCGGCGTACATTTTGTTGGCGTCAACAAAATGCTCGTATGTAGTGCTTGCCATGATATACTCCTTTCAGCGAGAAATAAGCGGGATAGCCCAGAATGGGAAGAAAATGCACCAGTATAAAAACCGGGTTTTGAGGGGAACCGCAAGATTTTCTTTTCCAATAGATTTGCAATCGCTTTTCCATATAAAAAAGAAGGGCGTAAATAGCAAAAGCTGTGCAAAAATAGAAATAAATTCTGCAACCAAAAAGTTTTTTATTTCCACGGTGCGTTCCTTACTGCTTTTGCAGCGCCGCTCTTGCGCGGTCAAAGAAAAACTGAATGACCTTGCTCATGGTCTCCTCCGTGATTGCCCACGAGACCAGCTTGCCCCACCGGCTGTTGTTCAGATAGTGGCGCAGCATCTTGACGCACCACGCCTTGCGCTCTGCGCCGCGCTTGGTGCCCTGAATCTCATGTTCTGCCTGCTCGATGAGGTCAAGCACCAGCGTCTTGACCGCTGCGCCGTAGCCCAGACGGATAAGCCCCAGCACAAGCGACACAGCGCCCACAACGATGAGCACCAGCGCCAGCCACGAGGGCAGCGGGGTGATAATGGTGTTAAGAATGGTTTCCATGTGTTACTCTCCTCTCTCTTTTTCGAGATCTTCGATGCGGTGGTTTGCCACCTTAATTTGTTCTTCCAGCACCGGGATGCGCTGGGCAAAGTTGTTGTGCGCCCGGACTTCGCGGGTCAGCTCTTCCAGCTTGGTTTCGGTGACGGCCTGCTGCTTGTCCAACTTAGCGTCCATGCTCTGAGCGGTGCGGTTGTTGGAGACGATCGCGCCGATCAGGCTCAGACCGCCGGTGATGATTGCCACGATGATTGCTTCGCTCATGCGCCCTCCCGGAGACGGGTCAGACCCTTCTTCGCAATGATTTTAGCGTAGTCCTTGTAAGCGTGGCTCAAGTCCACGTTGCCGCTCACGCCCGGCACGCTGGCGGTGCTGGTGTACTGCCACATCCCAAAGGCAAAGTCTGTCTTGGGCTTGTCCTCCGGCTTGGTCTTGCTCTTGTCTCTGGGGTGTCTTGCCAGCCATACATCGTACTTGCGCAGCGCCGCGCCACCCATGTACAACTCCGTCTGCGCAAAATTTAGCCCGACATACAACAAAGCATAAAAGCCCCAGCGCTCCACCGTATCAAGTGCATAAGCGGCAAGGTCGGTCAGCGCCTGCGTGGACAGCTTCTTGATTTTGTTGTCCTCCACGTCCACGCTGATGGGCAACTCAAAGGTCTTGCCGGTCAGGGCGGTCTTGAGAAGGGCGAGTTCTGCGTCTGCCATCTCCTTGTCGGTGGCGTAGGTGTAGTAGTACACGCCGCAGGGGATCCCCAGCCGCTTGCACTCGGCATAGTTGCGCTCAAAGGTCGGGTCAATGTACAACCCATCCTTGCGCTTGCTCAACTTGCGGTTGGTGCTGACAGTTTTGAGCATCACACCGGAGACAAGGCCGCTTGCCTTTACCTTGTCCCAGTTGATGCGCCCCTGCCAGCGGGAAACGTCCATGATAGGGAACATGTTATCAGTCCTTTCTTTTATGTTGGTGAATAGTCAAATAAAGCCCTCCTAACTAAATAAAATACGAAAAATCTTCATTTGCATAAACTTGTCTTGAACTTTATTTGTGCGGTTAACCAATTTTGTGAAGATATGGAAATAGTGATTTGGGAAACCTTCTGTAATATTTATACACATTAGAAATAAAACAATTTGCAATCATAGCCATTCCAGTTCCGTTTGGATGTAAATTATCTTTCGTATATACATTAGTGTTAAAGGTTGTTATTCCAGATTCCGAGTACACATCGACAATTTTGAAACCGTATTTTTGTGCGGATTTTTTTAATACCTCAACAAAATCCCACAATGTATTGTTTCGTTTGTTTACTGATAGATCGCTTCGCTGTGGTGGCGTAATCAAAAACATTTTTGCAGTCGGATATTTCGTGCATAAAGTTGTCAACGTGTTGTTTACACTTTGCTCAAATACATCCAAAGATACACTATGCCCGAAATCATTCGTGCCACCAAAGACGACAATCGTATCATAATCACCCGTTATGTTTTTAACTCGTTCTTCAAAAGCTTGAGACACATCCGAAAGACCCGGCTTTGAAAAAGAAGTACCAGACACAGCGTAGTTTGTATAATTGCACATAAAATGGTCGCTGACCGTTTTTTGCCACATATCGAGAGCGGATATACTATCGCCAACGACTGCCATATTTGTAATATAATCGTTTTTCAGCAAAAAAGTGCCTTCGCTTTTGTTTCCGAAATAAAATCCAAGACATTTTTCGTATTGTATACCATTATATTTCCACTTTGAAATGCGAGCAATATTTGCTTTATCGTCAACAATATATAAAACATCACCGATTATGTTAAATTCGATAGTTTGGCTTTTTATCGGATAATCAATAGTTTCAAGTTTGATAGAATTTCCACTAATTTTTGAAATTGAAAACAGGTCACCATGAATCGTCGCAGTCGGATTTGGCGCAAAAGCTAAATATGTGATGTCGCTGTTCCCAATAAGTACGAAATTTGTGTTATTAAAAATATGTTTCAGCCTATTTAGCGTTGGAAAAAACACCCCAGTATACAAAATATCTGTACCGCTTAACTTGGTATACTCCAAAACATTATTTTTTCTTTCAACAGTTATACCGCTACCCATAAAAACTGTATTCTCTGCAAATAATTCGCTCAAATCGTTTCTTAACGCTAGTCTATTTTCTCCCAAATCTTCCTTTAACTGATTTTCCACCCCCTTTGCTCTTTCGCTCTCCGCATTGATCTCCTCTCTCACCTTTGCCGCATCCGCCGCCTTGCCGGAGAGGGAGAGGGTGGGGTCGATGATTTTATCGACAACAGTTTTCGTTGCGTTGGCGGTAGATTCAACATCCGCAATGCCCTGTTCGATGTGGTTCAACTGCGAAGCGGAAAGCACTTCGCCGTTTGCAAAGTTCTGCTTTTGATAGCTCATTGATAAGTTACCTCCTCTTCATTTTCGTTGGTTTTCGTAAAAGCCGTTTCTGTTTCAGTATCAACAGGCTCATCGACTTTTGGTACGGGACTGTATATCAAGTTGATTCCATCCCACAAATAAGCTGTATAAAACCCTTCTGTCATTCCTGACAAGTCATCAAACAGAATCTCATCGGGCGGAAGAGGGTTTGGAATAACGCTTTCGTGGCACCACCCGCCGCCATACAATCGACCATCCAATCCGACTTTGCACTTGAACTTGAAATGTTCCATGATATCCACCTCACATAAAACCGTATAGTTCCAACGGGCGGCAAACCTTATCGTTTTTATTAACACCATCAGAAATAGGAACTTCCAAATGTATCACGCCAGTTATAATGTTATTTTTATAGTCGGACGTTCTCTCGTTTCCATTTCCAAAAGTGATACCATTATATGATACTGTTACATTTCGCCAGTGTACCGTATTCCACGGATAAGCATAAGAGTACGTTTGCCCATTAACAGGAAGAACGACCGTAAGTCTACCAGCACCGCCGCCACCTGAAAACCATGTTCCATCTTTATGCGTGTCATAGACCAGCATTACAGACGAGTAGGACGAAAGATCGATTTTTGTAGTTTGCGCAGCGAATTCGCCTATCGGGTTGCCATAAGAATCTTTTTCATAAGGCCATTCAAAAATCTTACTGTTGCGAATGCCGTGAAAAGATATGCCACCGCTGTATATAGAAACACTTCCATAGGCATTCGTTATGTCTATGCCATTGTTGTTTATAATAACTTTATTGTTTCCGCGAACGACTTGTACGTTTTGACCGGTGATTTGAACTTTGCCTTCCCAGTCGCTACGAGTGACGACCAACCCATTTTCAGGAGTAAACGTTATCATGCTATAAAGCTCTTCTTTTGTTGCACGAAGAATAATAGCATCAGCGTTCTGAGAAATCTTTGTTTCCGCTGCACCGATGCGCGTAGAAACGCCAGCCATGTCAGTCTGGTACGTTTCCTTCGTGACGCGGGATTCAATTTCAGCTTGCGTCTTTTTGAAATCAGAAGAATACTGTGTCTTGAACTGCGTCAAGTCGTTCTTGGTCTGGTTCGCCTGCGTAGCGGTCTGGTTTATCTTTTCGAGGTTCACTCTGTCCGTTGCCGCCTGTTGGCTTGTAACACCGCTTGTGGACTGCGCATAAGAGGAACTTATGACCGTTTCGCCAGCGCCGGAAATCGCTGTGTTGCAGTTCAAAGCAAGCGTAACGTTAGTGACAATGGTATCATGTACAACGCCGTCTTTGTCCTTGTAGCGTATCATGTCCAACGGGAACAAATACGGTGCAGACTTAATAGTGGCGCTATATGGACGGTAGGCAAACCCGCCGCGTGCAGCTTGCAGTTCCTTCAAAACACCTTCATAGGCGTTGGTCAGGAAGCCGCAGTCACTTAGATCAAGCGTGTAATCTGCTGTACCAGACAGATATGTGTTGCCCTTACCATCGTCACAGGTGAAGCCGGTAATGGTGATGTCGTTCTCCAACATATCACTGGAATAGCGCTCACTTGCGGTAATGGTCACGCCGGTCTGCTCATACCATTTCAGCACAAGCCTTCCGCTGCCATCCATGAACGCGCAAGTGCCGGTAAGCTGCGCACACCATTGCAAAAGCTGGCGGTAGGTCAGCTTCTGGTTAGTATCCGGCAGACCGCCAATGCTGAAATAGTGGTTTGGCAGCACCGAAACGTCCGTTGCAAGCGTGACATTGCAGATGGAGCAGATTTTCTGAATAAGCGCGTCAACATGGACAGGGAAGGAGAGCGCGGAAGCGTTCACCTCACGGTCAAACAAGACCATGTAGTCCAACGCGGAGATGCTTATAGTGCTTAGCTTGCGGGGCGGGGTATCAACAATAAACAGCCCGCAAGGAACCCAGTATACTTCCGTGTCTACACTGTAATCGCCAAGTCGACCAGTGCCGAGAATAAAGTTTCCAAGACCTTTTGCAAAACCAAGAACAGACTTGCCAAGAATGAACTTACCCAGTTCAGAGGTGTTGGCTGCATGGATACCGATTTTTACGTTTAGGACAGCGCCCTCAAAGGAGACATCGTTAAATTTGCCATCGTAGTTCCGCAGTTTCAAGGACAGTTCAGAAGCAACCGCAGAGCCGACCTCGATTTTACTGTTGGTCACACAGTACCGGTCAATCTTTAGACCGCCCTGAATGATATCCGCATCGGTGATGGTGAACGTCTTGCTGCCAGCAGTAACCTCAATAAGGGCAGTCTGCTTGTTGCCCTCGTTGAAGGATTTTATGATATCTTGCGATACATTGACCATCAGTGTGCAGCCCTTTCGATGATGTTAAAAGATATCCCTTCCCAGCGATTCATCCGCGAATTATACATCGGAACAGCACGGTCACCAACATAGAACTCGCTGGTTTTCCAATCGCCAGCCATTGCGTCAAGATAAGTAACGTTGATGTATTCCGGGTTGAACGCTTTCAGGATAGTAGCGGCTTCTTTTATCGTGGTGTACTTCCATTCCAGTTCTAGCTTGACGCACTGTCCAAGACGTTTTTTGTCCATCTTGTTATCCTCTGTGCGTCCGGCATCGGATGCTGAAATGTCCTGTAACCGCCACTGATAAGAAGAGGGGCATTTAAGATACTGCCCATCCACGCTCCGAATCGGATTGTACTGGTCAAGTTCCATAAATGCCCCTCCTTTAAGTACCTACCGGGATAATTGTTTTGCCGTTGCGCTGGTTCGTTCTGTTGACTGCCTGATAGAAGCTGGACACGTTGATCTCTGCGCTCCCTTCCTTCTCAAGCAGAGCCTGCAACAGCTCGTTCTGACGGCGCAGAAGCTGGTTCTGACGCTCCATTGCGGCTTCAACACCTTCGCGGATGCCCTCAACGATTTGGTCATTGTTGGCAACTGCTGTGTGCCCACCCATAGAACCAACCATTTCTGCACCGGCTTCGCGGGCGATGAACAACTGACCGGCATCGGGGAAACCGCCATCTGCAAAACCGAAAATGCTTTTGCCAAGATTTACAAGCGCTCCAATAGGTGACAAATCCCAAAGGGTGTGCTTTGCGGTTTCCAAGAGTTTTGTACCAGTAGATTTGTTGGAATCGCTCCAAGTTCCTATCATGTCCTTCCACCACTGCATACCGCCAGCAGCGCCAAGCCCAACGCCAGCGCCTATGCCACCATAAGCGCCAAGATTTGACAAAGCCCCACTGGAAGCCGCTGTGCTACCGACCGCTCCAAGCACGTTGCTTCCTGCCGAGCCAGCAGAAGAAGCACCGGCGCTTCCGATACCGAGCTTTTCTTTAAACCAGTTTATAACCGCAGCGCCCTTTGATAAGATGTAATCGAAGCCGTCAGACACGATTTTGCCAATGCCACTGTCCTTGCTGAACAGGTCACTAAAAAACGTTTTCAAGCTTCCGTATGCCTGTTTCAAAAGCGGAACTTGGTCGATGACCTCGCCGACTTTGGTTTTCAGATTGTTGAAGGTGGTGATAACGTTCTTCACGCTGTCGATGGTATCGGACACGTTCTTGACAGCAGTGGAAACCTTGTCGAAAACAAGGTACACGCCCTCAAACGCCTTTTGGATGGCAAGACCAGCAGCACCGAAGAAGCCGTTGTACTGGTACTCGTTTTCAATCTCTGCAACGCTCTTTTTCACAAAAGACCGGATATCAGAGACTGCGCTCACAAAACCATCATGTGTGTTCAGGATGGACTTCGATGCAGCGGTAAGCGCGTCAATAGAAGATTTGAAGCCGTTGGAGATGTCTTCGCCCGCCTTAGTAACCGCGTTGATGCCTTCTGTGAAGTCGCCCAAGTCGGTTTTCATCTTCTTGAACCAACCGCCGAAACTATCATTGGTGGTGCGCATCGTGCGTTTCAGCGAATTTGCGGTTTCCATCATGGACTTTCCGCTTGCGTCAACGGAAAGGCTGATAGAGCCATTGCCCAGACCGTAGTTTTCATCTGCCAGCTGAGAACCGATGGTCTTTACCGCGTCAGACACGGACTGGATTGCTTTCACCGCAAGGTCTTTGGCAGCGGAGATGCCGTTGGCAAGACCTTCTACGATGTAACCACCGTAGCCCTTGAAAACTTTGGAAGGGGAGTGGATGCCGGTGTCCGTGGTGAACTTGTCAAGAATGGCTTTTGCAAGACCGCTGACAGACTTTTTAGCACTTTCGATGCCCTTGTTGATGCCATCGATCAAGCCCTGAACGATGTTCTTTCCGTAGTTAAGGAACTTTTGCGGCAGTTCTTTCAGAGTGTCGACAAGGCTGTTCCAAGACTTATCCCAGTTTGTCTTGAATCCCTTCCACTTCTCGTTCCACCATACGCCAACGCTGACAAACCACTGCTTTAAGCCTGCACTCGCTTGGTCAAGCGCCTGAATTGGATGCTGGACAAACCCGGGCAAGCTGTCCCAAGACTTTTGGAAATTGGTGCTGAACCCTTGCCACTTTTTGTTCCACCACTCGCCAACGCTGACAAACCAGTTTTTTAAGCTCTCGCTTGCCTTGTCGAGAGATTCTGTAATTTTATCCCAGTTTTGATAAATCGCAATTCCAGCATCAGTCAGACCGCCCACAATTAAACCGATGATTGCACCGATTCCGGCAGTAATCGGGCCTCCAAGAGAGCCGATAATAGCACCAATGCCTGCGCCAGCCATTGTCGAACCAAGCGGAATTAAAATTCCGTTTAACGCGTTTAAGCCTTTTTTGACAGCATCGTAAACGCCAATTACAAACATAGGTATGCCGGTTACTACTCCGCCAACTGCTGCTCCAATAATCGCGCCAGCAGTAGAGCCACCAGCCGCTTTAATGGCCGCTCCAACAGCAGTATTGCCAAAGCCAGTCACGATAAATTGAGCAATTCCTTTACCGAGAATGGCTGCGCCTGTAGTTCCAATCAAAGCGCCAAGAACAATTTCAGCGAAATTCTTTCCATTTACGCCGCTTTCAATTGCGTCTTTAATGCCTGTAATCTCAAGGACGATGCCCACTGTAAAAACGCCAAGACCCAAAACAATGGATTTTAGTGCGTTCATTTTGTGGATGGCGTCCACAATATCCGTAATAAGATTTGTAAGCTTCCAAGCGGCAAGAGCGGCTGCTACAGTCGCCATAAGAGGAAGCATAGCCTTGATTTTCTGCTTGATGCCATCAATCTGCTTTGCAAACTCTTCGTTGTACCGCTTGAACATATCGTAGCCGGAAAGGTCTACATCGCCCAAGAGGTTGCCAGCAGCGCCACCACCAGAGCCGGAACCACCGGAAGAGCCATTGTCTTTCTGGATGACGTTCAGTTCATCAAAGCCCATGATGTAGTTCTTGAATGCCTTTGCAGCTTTGCCGGTCGCTTTGGTGGTATTGTCCATCGCATCCGTGACGCCACCAACAGCATCGCTTGCGCTGCTAAAGTCCGGGAACTCCACCTTGACGCCCATTAACGATGCGATACCGGTCACAAGCTCTTTGACCAGTTCAACAGCTGCGATCAACGGCGGGAGAATGGATTTCAGGGCAGGGTAGAGCAGAGAACCAACGGCGCGAGCCAGACTGTTCAGCTGTGCCTGCAAAATGCGAATCATATTGGCAGGGCTGGACAGAGTGCGGGCGAAGTCTCCCTGTGCATCGGTGGTCTGCTTCATGATGGCAATGTACCGCAGAACAGCCTTATCAGCCTGAGACAGGGTAGAAACGCTCTGCGAATAGCCAAGATTAAGCAGCTCCTGTTGCAACCGTGCGTTAGAAATATCGACACCCAGACGGCGAATCGGTTCGAGTTCGCCGGAGATAGCTGCCTGAATCTTCGTAAAGGATTCCGCAACAGGGATATTCTTCAAAGAAGCGAGGTCGTAGCCAAGCTGCGTCAGGTTCTTGGACAGCACATACGCTTTGTCGCTAGCCAGACCAAACGAAGTAGTCAAACTCTGAATTGTTGCCATGTTGTTCATGGCTTCGGTTGGGTCAATGTCAAGCAGGGTCTCCATCTTGTTGATGAACGTGCTTGCTTCGCCGGTCAGCCCTTTCATGGACACGCCGAACAGGTTTGCAGCTTCATAATAGCTGTTGAACTTCTCCGCTGCGTTGCCAAGATAGGTCGCAATGGCTTTCAGCGAGACCAGCTTTGCCATGTTCCGCATGAAGCTGTTCATCTGGCTGGAAAGGCTCATGTAGCTTTTCTTCTGCCGTTCGTTGGCAGCAGTCACACGATTTGACTGTGTCACAACCTTGCTCAACTGCGGCGGTAGCTTTGCAAAGGCATTGCCTACCGTTTCAAGCTGAGATGCAAGGGGAGTAAGAGCGGTGGATATTTTCTGGCAAGAATCCGCAAAAGAATCAAGGTCTGCCGCTTTTAGCTTGTCGGTCAGGTCGGGCACAGTACCAATCGCCTTGAACGCGCTACCAAGCGATTTCAAGCCTGAAATGTCCAAAATGGACAGTGGCGCAAGAGCATTCGTCAACTGCGTGATGCTACCGGACATGGAGTAGAAGTCCACGCCGTTCAGAGCAGATACCGCGTTTGGAATCTTCTTGATGGCATTTACAACAGAGTTAACGCCCCTCACGCCAGCGGTCGTGTTGACAGAAGAGATACCATTCAGGAAGTTTGTGACCTTATCCAGACCGGAAATACCGGCAGACGACTGTTTCAGCGCGGAAATGGAACTAGACAGCTTATCAAGGCTAGAACATACCTTGCCTATACTACCTTTTGTACGCAGTTTGGAAATAGCGGTAGCAAGCTTGTCAATGTTAAGCTCTGCACCCTGCGATTCCGCAGAGATTTCTACGGATAAGCTTGTAATATCAACATCAGCTATTGCTACCACCGTCCTTCTGATTCATCATAGAGAACATCGCCCTCTTGATGCGTTCTTGCGCTTCCAGTGCGCGTTGGTATTCGTACTCGTCCTGCTCTTTCTGGGTAAGAGGAATCGGTCTATCCATGTACTTGATGGGGCTAGACCCTTTCTTGCGGAACATATTGCCAACCGTAGAGGAAAGCGCAGATGCCGTGTAGAAACCATTTCTCCACGCTTCAACATTGGCTCTGCGGGCGCGTAGTTCTTCCGCGTCCCGGTAGACCTTTGCCAGCCAGACGTCATCCCGCCAGAACTGGTCATAGGTCATGCCAATGGAAATGTAATAGGCTTCTACATCGTGGAACAGCTTAGACACAGAGAATGGCTCTGTGCGGCTGTCCGATTCCTGAGACTGTGAGCTTACACAATCTCCCACGTTGCGTTTTTTGCGGTCTTGTCCTCTTCATCGGTGGCAACCAGAGCCTTGATAGAATCCGCGTACATCTCCATCAGGGCGGCCATAAGACCTTCCTTGTCCTCGATGTGCGCAAGCATATCATCGACCAGCTTGCGCTTGATGCCCTTGTTGCGGGCAATGAATGCACCATAGAACAGAGCAGAGGTGTTCTTGATGGGGTTGATGCCGTTAGAGAACTCGTAGATCTGGAAGCCGTTGCGTTCAGTGGCTTCGGCGCTTTCGCGGGTGAAGGTCAGCTCGTAAGTGTTCTTGCCATCGGGGGAATGAAAGTTGATAACCTTAGCAGCCATAATAAATGCTCTCCTTTATAAATAGGGGCAGAACCAAATCCGTTGTTCAGTTCTGCCCGGTTTGATTGATTCGATTTTTGCGGTTTAGCCGCCATTAATGGTCAGGCTCTCGCTGAACTTCGGGGTGGAGTGGAAGATGCAATTGATAGTCATCTCCACAACCTCGTCCACGCCAAAGCCGGACAGACCGACCTGATGCATACCCTGCCAAGTGAAGCCGGAACCATCCTGCATTTTCAGGGCGTAGTACTTGTCTACATTGCTCTCAGAGGTATCGTCATAACCAGCAGCCTTGACGGCGGCGTAGTCGGTCTTGTTGTAGTTGGCAGTAAAGGCTTTGGTGTCAGCCTGAACGATGCCAAAAATCTGCTTCTGCATACCATCAGACAGGGTGGTTGCATCCAGAAGGTTCGGGTCAGAGATCAGGTCGGGCACATCCTTAATGTCGCACAGCTTTTTCAGTGTGCTTGCGGTCTCGCCGCAATAAAGGGTGGTATTCAGACCGGAGATAGCAGTACTCATAGAATGTTTACCTCCTTAGTTTCGGTAAATCATTCCGTCCTCTCCGATTGTTGCCCCATAGCTGCAATCAATCCGATAGACGGAATTGTTGTACAGCCCATTCAACGGGGCAAACGATTTGCGATAAAATTTAAGCGGTTCAAGAACAGAATCCACAATTCTAACGATGGAACGTGCTTCTGCAATGCGCCCGGTGTTCTTGTTGGAGTAGACACGCACACGCAGGGAAACGGAAGCATACTTGCTGTGACCAGCAGAATCAATGTGCACAGGAAGATTGCTGTTTTCCTCTATCTGCACACACGGAAACTTTTTGACGTTGCTTTCATTGATTTCACCAGTAACGAAGATGCCGGGCACTTGCTTTCGCAGTTCCTTAGCAACAGCCGTGAAGATAGAATTGAAATAATCAATCAACTATTCCAAACCTCCCTCCACGTTGCTTCTACCTGAGAAGCCATTTCCTCAACAGCTCCCCACATAGCCATAGCCGCATCGTTGCCGCTGGTGTAGTTCAACTTACCTTTGCCATCCACCTGTTTAACAGGGGTGCCAGCGTTGCCGGATTCGCCGTAGTAGTACCAGCGTTTATGCTGTCCGTTCCCTTTGCCATAAGTACCGTGTTCACCAATGTTATCAGGCAATGGAATGGGGCCGACCGTTCCGGCAGCGCCCCAACCCTGATGTGTAACACCTGTGCCGAACTCAATGTGAGCAACCGCCTGCCCCTCCGCTAGGATGGTGCAAGAAGCGCCGTTTTGGATAACTTCGCACTTAACATCGTTTTTGCCAGCGTATTGGGCATTGGCAAAACGGATTGTTGCAACAGCAAGACCTTTATCGGCAAGCGCCTTTGCGAATAACTGCGCCTTTTGGTTCAGGGTGGTCTTGTATTTGCGAATATCTTCCTCAGCCTGTTTAAGTCCGGCATCGCTCAACCTCACTTTAATTTTCACTTGCAGCCACCTCTTTCAGCGCATACAACGTGTCCGTGATATGCTCTGCGACCTTGACCACAATGTAATTGAAGGGCTTGGAAACGTCTGTCTGAAACCAGACGTGCGTACCTTCATAAAGCGGTGTGTTGTGCTTCCTGCTAGACGAGCTGACAATATAGCTGTAATCCGTGAACGCGCCGAAAGGGTTTGCTTCCGCAGAACCAGTAGGCGGGCTGACGTTCAGCATCAGCTTTGCGGGGTCGCTCCACGATTCGTATGCGGATTCGCCAGTCTCGTTTCCCCACTCGTCCACAACAGGCGTTTTCTCGCCAACCGGGTTTGAATACCACAGCGGGCGTTTATCCAGCGGGCTACCATTGAACATCAGCCGATAACACCTACTCTCGGAACCACTTCATTCAGCAGGGACTGCGCCACGTCGGAGCTTTCCCACACACGAGTAATGCCGTTGTTGGTATAGCTCGTCTGTCCGTTTGCGCCGATGTGGTTGTATAGTTCCGCTGCAATGCGTATCTGCAACGACTGATACTGCGAGGGTAACTCGTCCGGTCTGTTGCCGAAAGGGTAGCCCTGCGCAAATATCTTGTCTTTGGCGAAATCAAGCAGCAGGTCGAAGAGTGGGTAGTCCTCGTCCGTGATTTCACGGTCAAGTGCAGGGGCGATGTACTGCCCCAGCTTGACTGCCGCTTCGGAATACTGGTCTCCCATGCTGCTTTCCTCCTTTCGCCTTAGTAAGCCTTGATGCAGTACACAGCGTCCATGCGCTCAAAGGACGGCAGGACGATTTCAGAAGCATAGACGTTTGCGTTGACCGGGTGAACGGTCAGCTCAGTGGTGATGGCAACGCCAGTGTTCACGATGGACACGGATGCGCCAGACTGACCAGACAACAGGTCGGCTTCCTCAGGAGTAGTGCCATACCAAGTCGTGCCGAGTTTGCCATCAGGAGCCAGAACGACATAACCGTCAGGAAGATACTTTGCGGTGTCACCGCCGCCTTCAGGACGATACTTCT